CGACTCGCGGAGAAGCCTCATCAGAGGCTTCTCTAGCAGAAAAAAATTATGTGCGCGGAACGAATTTGGCGAACTGAGCCGTTCCCTTCGTTTCTCGCAATATGTTAAGTCGATCCTGCAACATGCGCAGATGTTCGGCTCCCCCTACACAACTCGCGGAGATACCGGGCTGGGCGACTGAATTTGCCGCGCCATCATTGGCTTCCGATTCCAATTGCAGAATGATTTGCGTGACCGCCTGAAATTGCATGGGCGAAAGCGACTTGATCTGGTTAGCCACTTCCTCCTCCTTGAGCGTGACCACGGAACGAATGATCACACGAGGCCGACGCAACCAGTAAAGAATCATGTTGGACAATAGGTCATCCCGCTGGGGAGTAATCCAGCCACAGCCAATACCAAATATCTCCCGGTGTGCCAGCACTCACAATATCGATGCCACCTGCCATCCGCGGCGGGATAGCGGGCATCCAGTCACGAATTATGACTCCTGCCTGCGGAGCAAGATCAGGCGGTGGAATTAAGATGTTCCCATTGGCATCTTGAATTGTGAGGTTCCAATTCGAGCCGGGAGCGACAACACTGATGACGACATAAGCCAGCGAGCAACCTCCATCGAATACGCGCGTCGTGCCAGCAGTAGTAATGTGCGAGATAATCTGAGTCCGTTCGACGCGCATTTTAGTAGCCTGCCGCCTGAGTTGCAGCCTCGCCTCCGGGCTGACCGAGTAATCCCATCGGGCCAGTCCCAGCGGGTGCCTGCGTTGAAAAGGTCTTGCTGACCTGCATCCGGCCGATTTGAGCGTTCTGGAGTTGTTGCATTTGGCGTTGGTAATAGGTGGCTCGGTTCTCCAAAACTTTCACCACCAACGGATTGTTCTGAACCGCTCTTTGTAGAGCCGGATTTTGCTGGAATTCCTGCATGGCATTCTGGAGTGTGGACAATCGAAGCTGATAATTGGCACCTTGAGGAAGCGGCTGATCCCTTCCAGAGCCGATAATCCGGTCGATTGCCGCGGATTCGTCCGCGATTTCCGCATTTGAAGCCTCCTGCGGAGTCGTGATCGCCTGATCGGCGAGGCTGTAATCGATGGATTCCGCCGCTGCCTTGAGCAAGGCGGTTTTGTCCAAGATTCCCATCGTATCCAAGCCTGCTAACTGGGAAAAGAAGCCCAGCTTCTCTTTCATGAAAGCGGGATCAAGATCGCGAGCATCGAATGTCGCCGAATACTCGAATTCACCTTGGATTTCTTCACGCGAAACTTGGAAAGGCCGCTGCAAAGGCCCGGCTACTCGTTCCACCAGCGGATCGGGCAGGTATTGCTGGCAGAGCTTGAAGATTTGCCGGAAAATCGGTTTGAATTCTTTCAAGACAGCATCGCCCGCTTCTTGTTGGCGCAGTTGTTTGAGTTGCGGATCGACATCGCCGAATAGTCCGAAGTAACGATCGATCTTTTGAGTGATGGTTTTCTCGATCTCAATCGAACCGGCAGGAAGCGGTGGCACATCCATCCAGCGAAAATTGCCGGGATGGCGTTCCGGCATTATGACTCCGGGTGCGAACTCCTTTTTCAAGCGCAATACGTCCTGATAAGGAGCCAACATGGGAGGTCGTAATTCGAGTTCGGTTCGATTCGCGCGGCCGTCCCGTTGAGTCTTTAATTCTTGCTCCCAAGTGTAAGCGATCTCTGCTATGCCACGCGATGAAAGTATTGGTCGCTCGTGCTTCTCAAACCTTAGCGCATGTGCCGGATACTCCCCGTGAGCATACTGGTAAGGCTCGTATTTCCCGGCGCGATCGACGGCCTCGTGAAAAACGGTGCAGTAAAGCTCCGGCACATCGTCCTCCAGCGTCTTGTGATAGAAGTGATGGATGAGAATCTTATCCTTCATTTCCTGCGGAGTGGAAGGATAGACGTTGTAAAAGTAACCAGCCGGTCGGACGGTATATTCTTGGCTCGTAAACTTGCCTTTGTGCTCGATGGCTTCTGAGACGAATTTCTCGTCGTAACCAGCCGTCTCGATTCGGTCAGTCAGTTCGGTTACTGAGAGAAATTCCAGTCGATCCATCCATTTGCCGCGTTGAATATTATCCAGATCGGGATCAAACAGGATGTCGATCATGGGGCGCAGCGCAATCAGTCGTGGCCGGGAAACGTAAACATATGGGATAGCAATATCGGCGGACTCATTCTGCCGTAACTGGTTCAAGATGCCTTCGGCTTCCGCTGTCGTCATAATGGGCGAGAATTGCTGGATCAGTTGCACCAGCATTTTTTCGTCTCGTTTCCCGTTCAAGAATCGCAACGCTTGATCAGGCGTGGTTTGTAGGAGCATGGCCACATGGAGTGGCGTAATTTCAATGTGCTCCATCCGGCGTTCCTGTTCCCAATCGACCCAAACGATTGATGCGCCGCGCGCGTTGCGCCAGTTGAGCGACAAAGGCACTTCCAAATCCATATCGCCGCTCATGTGCGAGTAAACCATCCAGTTAAGGAGTGTAGTGGCCTGCTGACTCTGGCGAACGGTATTGGCTGGCTGGGTGCTCTTGGTCTGCATCTTAGCGTTCTGGAACGCATACATCTGCACGGTGAGAAATTCGCCGATCACCATGTCCACGCTGCGATCGCGGGTGTCGCTGGCTCCTCGCCACGGCCAGACCGCTTCCTCTTCGTTTGATGGATCGGTGCCCCATTTGCGGCCATCGACGTATTGCGAATCCCACTGACTGTGCCACCACCGATCGGCTTGCCGGTTGCGAGTGACATACCACGACTGGGCGCTTCTGGTGTCGCTCACCAGAGCTTTCATGGTAGTTAAAGGAGCTTTTTTAGTGACATGCTCTAACGCATCATCCGCATCGCGCTGCGGCCTACTTCCGGGGAGAACGATAGCCATTTTATCTGAATACTATTTGGGGGTTGTAATTGAGCCATTGCGCCTTCCGGTCGTTCTCGGCTCGATAAATGATCTGCAAATTATCAACGGTATGGGTGCCGCCTTTTCCCATCGGAACGATGTGATCGACAACGACATCGAACCATTGCCGCAGCTCGCGGCAGCGCGCATAGACCGCCTTGATTGCTGGATCAATCATGGGTCGCGCATGATAGTCACGATGTTCCTTTGCGCGACGCTTCTCAGGATTGGATTTGAAATATTGTTTCTTTGTTCGGAGAACATAGGCGCGATGATCGGCATACCACTTACGGCAAGTAGCATTATGACGCTCGCGGACTTCTGGAAAAGCTAGAGTTCTGAGCATCAGATACATATTCCATTCTGGGTTGCTCATGGCGCACCGTTCCTCTCTGGCTGGCTGTTCGCATAATCCGGTGGTGGAAACGATTGGTTGAACAAAAATGCCCGAATCTCCGCTACTCGATAGTAGCCTTTTGAGTTGGGACGAAAATGAATGCGATGCAGAAATCCGAAATCGACTAACTTTTGCAACTCAGCTTTGGTGATGCCGAGCCACGATAGGACTTCACACTGGCGAATCAATTCTTTTTCGGGTGGAGCAGAAAAAGTGTTCATCGAATCTTCTTAAATTGATTCATCCAAGGGTTGCGAGGTTTTAACATATTATCATCGCAGTAGCCAACACCGGAAAGAATAAATTCTCTGATGCAATCGATGGGGTCTTTGTTCGCGCCTTTTTGCTGATCAACATTCGTCCATTCTTTGAGGCTATATATTGTATTGGGGCAGGTCTCCAGCACGTAAAGTTTGGGTTGGTTGTTGCGCGAGATCGGCTGATCCTTATCGTAGAAAAGCGCGTCTTGAATCAGGCGAATCGAGTTGGTCGATTTCTCGCTCTCCACCCGTTGCTGTGTTGGGGCAGCCAGAAATTCCATGCCGATGTCGGCCAGTTCTTCAATCAGCGTCACCGGATTTTCCGCCGCCAACGTGCGGGTATTGGCGTAGCGCGCGTCGATCCAGCGTTCGAAAATTGTTTCCCGATTTTCCACCCGTTCGATCTCGGTTTTGTAAGCTAGGAGTCCCCAGCCCAGCTCGGTTTGGGCCGGGCCGCGCTGGCCGTCTGCGCCTTTCCCTGGGATAGCCCATTCCCCCAAGTCGCCGTGGTAAGGGATGTAAGCTTCCGAGTGCCCGTAACTTGGCCATTCCCGGTAGATATAAGCGCGACCGGCGATGTCGCACGCGATCCAGAGCATGAACCAGTTCCGTCCACTGCAAGGATCGACAAACTGATACCGCGTCATTGGCTCTTTCTTGATCAGTTCCCAGCGGTTCAATGGGATTACATGCACAGAATCATTGAACAACGGGAATTGCGCCAAAGCTTTCTTACTCGGCACGCCGTAGGCTCGCATCAGGATTCGTTCACGCTTGGAATTTTGCAATTCAATCCGCATCGCTTCATAATTTCCATAGGGATTATCTTTGGTATGGAAAAAAATCACGCGCGCCTTCGGATTCGCACATTGAAGAACACGGGGGACTTTCTCGAATGCTACAGTGCGCCCGTCGCTATCTTTGACGGGGAGAAGGTCTGCATCGATTTCACTGACGGTGCGCGCGCCATCGAGATATTCTTTGACTGTGGAACTGTATCCCTCCACTGGCGTGAAGGTGATCAGAAGTATTCCATTCCGATTGATCAGTCGGAAACGAATCGCTTCTAACCAGTCCGGCGTGATTAACTCGTCCGCCCACGCGAAATCCAGTTCCGCGGATTCCAAAGTCTTAACGCTGGCTCCGTAAAACTTGAACCAGCATTGCGAGCTGTTGGGCAAGACAAAGGTGTTCTCGGTGAAACCGCCACTGCGGGTATAAACGATTTTGGTGTTCCGCCCATGTTTTAATTTTCCCGAAGTCGGTCGCCATTCCGGCGGGATATAATCGAACACGTGGGGTTGTTGATCGCTTCGACTCACCGCTTCGATTGATTGGAGTCCCCAGGCCCGCCGTTCCGGCGCGTCGATCAGTATCTTGACCAGATCGCGCGCGGCTTTTCTTGTTTTAGAAGCCCGGTTCCCGCCCAGCACCAAGAGTTCAATCACACCGACTGGAAAGCTTTTCCGCAATTGCGCGATCTGCTCATCCAAGAGTTTCCACACTTCCGGCTCAAATCCGTGTCGGAGCGGATCATGCCCTTCCAGAAACAGCGCCGCCTTACGCATTTCCAGATATTTCTCGCGCGCGTCGTCTTTCATTTGGCCTAGTTCCCACTCCGAAAGACACGGGATCAATGGATGCGATTCGCGGCCGGTCAGATAATTTGGATCAATCATCGCGTTTTATCCTCTTTGGGCGAGTTTTTTCCATTCTCGCCATCTCAATTCAAAACTCTTGTCGCCCGGATAGCGCGGCACCGGCCCGATCACATGCCAGAATCCGCGCATGGAAGAAGCCGGATGCGGGGCAATCATGAGCCGCATCCCTTTGAAAAAAGCACGATTCGATCCTACCCATACATGGTAACGCAACCCCGCTTTGTCGTAACAGAGCAGCAACCGGCTGTTGGGCGGTTTTTGCATCACCACCACTTCACGTTCACCTACCGCTTCGTCCCATTCCCCCGCTCGCAAAAGTTCCCCCAAATCTTTCCCCGCCAAGCTCGGCATTAGCCGTAATTGCGCAGCGGAAACCGCTATGTCTCCTTCCCGGCTTAAAGAGGATTCCACGTAGCGGCGACCTTTGATTTGGTGTTTTAGTTCAGCAAAAGCGATTCCGCTCTCCCGCGCCACTTTCAATAAACTATATATCTTGCGCTGCTTCTT